CTTTAATAATCATCATATCAATGTTTAGAAAAGTTTCACGATATTCTTTTAATAAAGCACTGTAATTTTTACTACCTTGTTTTCCTACTATTGTCTCAATATATTCATCTGTTGTATTTGCTTCTGTTTTATTTGTATTCGTTTCGTTGTTAACACTATTTGTATTTGTATTTGTATTTGTTGTATTTTCGTCAATGTTTTTTCTAGCGTTTGTTAAATAGGTTTCGTTTTCAACACCTCTCAACGCACCCTGCGGTGTGTCACTATATAAATCACGATTTACACCGTTATTTTGTGTAATACTGTTGGCATTAACTGTTGAGTTGTTAACTGTTCTGTTATCACCATTACTAACTGTATTACCTTTACCCTTATGCTCCCTTGTCAAATCCACGTCAAAAAATGGATTAAAATTGAGATTGCACGATTCGTATAACTGGTTATAGTACGGCATAATTTCTTCCAGTTTAGTATTCATCCATAACTGCCACACACCAAAAGTTTCAGCATCAATTTCACGTAAGTAAAAATGCTTCAATATTTTTGAACAAATTATCTTTCTATAATTTTCATCAAAAAACTTTACTTTTGTTGTAAAAATTTTATCCCACGATTGAGAAATTATTTCATCAACAGAAAAAGAGCCTTTACTTTCATTCAATCCGCTTTTGCTTTCACAGATAAATCTAACTTGCGTTGTATATTTACTCATTATCGTCACCGCCTAACGTATCATTTTTAATATTCGTACTCTGGAAATCTTCTCTGTAATCAACAGTTATATTTAACCCATACATTTTATTGATTTTTTTAACTGCTCTGCGACGGCTTTCAAGTCTTGAATATCTGCTCGCAATCGTTCCACCTTGATTTCTTATTACTTCGTCTGTTATCATGCGTTCTTTCTTTGTGGTGTTGATGTTTGAAATACCTAAATATGTGAGTGCTTCATTCCAGATTTTAACCTTTAAATCATAGATTTTATCACTAACAAAAGGTGCGTCTGTTTTTAACACACTAAGACTTTTTATATCCAAATTGCTGTCACCAAAAATCACAGGATAATTACCCTCATATTGCATGTAAAGATTTTTCATAGTCAACTTTTGTTTTTCATCACAAGTTATTAAAACAGGTGTTTTTTGAGCGTTCGCATTAATGTCCACAATTCTATCAAGATTGTACAATCTATATGCAAACATTTGTACGTCAAGTGCTGAATTAGTTCTTAGCATATTGTTCCAGATAATTACACTGTTGTCTTTATTGAGAGTTGTTTGAAATTGGTTATACCTACTATACGCTCTCCGCCTAGTAGGTTCACCGTAAATATCAAACCCACCTTGATAAGTCATATTCAAAGCTAATTCACCAATTACATCATCTTTAAAAAATACCATGCAACCAGAAGAAAAAAGTCCTAGTTCTAAATATCTTTCATCAACAGTATCTGGTAAATTTTTCCATTCAAACATTGACATAGAAAGCTCCATCAACCGGTTATAATATTGCACATAGGTTGCACCATTTGCCATTAGCGTATCATGAAATGATTGATTTTTCTTTTTCTTCATTACACACCACCTTATAATACTGAGTTATCCACTTCATAGTTTCCGACATTTTCACCATTCACCCACCATGTAATTCCGCTATCGAAACATTTGCAAATTGTTCTAATAGCATCAATCGGAATATCTCCACGAACCACACAATTATTAGTTTTTACAAATGTGAACTCTTTCCTTGCATGTAAGTTAGGTATAGCTTTCACATTAAGAGCGTATCCATAAACCGTGAAAAAATCGTCAACCTGTTTCAAGTATGACTGTGTTAAGCATTTTATTTTTACTCTCGGAATTTTTTGAAGTAAAGTTGCTACAATTTGACTATTATCAGTTGTCACAAGTTTGTTAGGCTGATTGTATGCAACAGCTATGTTATTCACTTGATTTGCAACACCAATAGCACTAGTAGCAACACCAACTAAATTGCCAGTAATACCACTTAAAACACCACTTGAAATATTACCTAACGCACCAATATATGTCGATAAACCGTTATTCGCCAACCATGCACGAAAAGTATCACTTGCAAAACTAGCCATAGGAAAGTTACTAATCACAAATGTTTCAGAATAGTTTTCTGGCTCACCCTTATAAGATAAAGGTGTAATACAAATTTCTGGATTTCCAACGTATTTACCATAAACATGAAAATCAATGTTATTACTTCCAAAAAGTTCTGGTAAATAAAACTGTGAATTTCCACAATCATCCGTTGCTTCATAAAGCATATAAGGTGATGAAAATAATTTGTTATTCTTAGGAATATAACCATTGATACTATCTGGCACTTTTATTGACAGGTTATATCGAATTGGTGCGTCCTGTCCATAATCAATGATATGTGATGACGTGGGTTGACTTCCACCACAAAATGCACTTGGAAACATATATGCTGAATATATGTTATCTTGGTCAAAATCGCTAAGCACATTCAATAAGAAATCTTTCACACTTGCACTGGTGTTTAAACAGTAATAATATTGAGCACAACTAACTACTCCGTTCTGTTTTAAAGCTAAAATATCGTCTTTTCCTTTTGGTGCGGTACAGACAACTAACACCCAGTCATGCAAATTACCGATTGTGTGACCCTCAGAATCAACGGTAGTGTTTGGCACGTGTGATTCAAGTGTAATCATATTTCCGAAGTCTATTGTCTCTGGTTCAATGTGTTCGTATTTATTGTCACTTATAGTGTGCTGACGTTCGATATAACACTCTTTTAATTGCATTTCAAACAACCACGTTTGTACTTCGTCTATTTCAAACTCGACAGTTGACATTTCATTGTTGATATATTCTATCTTTGTTATAAACGCATAGAACCATTTATCACCAAAATTTATGTTTTTAAACATCATGTAATTACAGTCATAAATATTATCAGCAGAAACACCAACTCTTGCAACGCCTTTATTGATTCTCTGATACGAATAATTACCTAAATTATATTTTTGTTTAGAAATAAAATATCCAATCTGGTCAGCGTGAGTTTGAAAGAATAACGTGTGCTTATAGGTGTTATTAAGTGGAACGTCTTTTAAAAGTCTTATATTTGTACTCGGTTCTATATACATTTGTTATTCCTCGATTAACGCCAGATATGCTATTGTTTTACCTGTGTCACTAGTTTCTGCCGGAATAATAAAATTAATATTGAATTTTTCTTCTCCTACGAAAGGTATAGTACCTTGCGATGTAACGCACCCTTTTCCATCTCCGATTTCATTTGCGATAACCATTATAAATTTTACTTTATTATCAAGAACAAGTTGACTATTATCGCCATAAATAAAATAGTTATCTGTTTTATGATAACCATTTGCTGTAATAGTATCTGTGATAATTTCCCATATTACATTTTTAAAAGGAAAAAACGGAAACATATTTCTTTCACCTTCACTCATACTATTTAGATAATCCACTGATAACTGGTTATTATCGCTTCTGATATTTTCACCAACACTATCGTGAACCACGCCTTTTCTATCAGTATAATCGCTCTTATTAATTTTCTGCTCAGTCATATTTCCTCATTTCTGAGGGTGGAAAAACCACCCTCTTATAATATTATTTCTTTTTAAGATCAACACTCGTACCAACATCACTGTTAGCATTAATCTTAGTCGTGCCAGATGTATAAGTAGTACCGCCGTTTTCAACCACAATCTGAATCTGAGAATTATTATTAGCAGGAATCATATATGCCCCATACTCGTGTACAGCAATTCCGCTTGTAACTAATTCATTAGTCTGAACAAATTTAGCTACGTTAGGCGAAAGTTTCGCACCATCAACACTCGCTTCAACAGTTAAAACAGTCGCATTATCAGCAGTTGTTTTTCCTACAATCTTAGCTGTAATATTATTAGGCAATGCAACGTCTGTGTCATCATCAACAAATACAATAGCATTAGCGAACGGATTGTGCGTAACAATTTTCCAAACATGATAGAAATAATTCCACTCCATTGTTGAAGCCATGTATTTCTCCGTAAACTTGTTCAGCTTATCATACACCTGAAACCACTCTTCATCGATTAAAATTGCTTTTACATGTTTCATCAAGTCAAGTTCAGCCTGCGTTACCTCTTCAAGTCCGTCAGATTTCTCGCGAATAGCAGTAAATCTGTCATTGTCAAAGGTAGCAAAATTATCAACTAAGAATAAACGCCCCATAAATTCCGCTTTATCCATGTTGAAAGCACCTGCTAACACCTCAATGTCGTATTTTGCATTGAACATAGCATCCATAAAAATAACCTGTCTATCTTTTGGTGTAGTATTTTTTACACCGGCTTCGTTGTATTCTGAACTCATAAAAGGCAACATGTTTGAATGACCTCTGAACTGAATACCTGCGTCAGCTGTTTTTGTTCCATCACCGATAGAAACTGGGTACATTTTACCATGCGAAACTGCTTTAATAATAAGATACTTGAAAAGTAAATACTCGTCATAGTTACTTGAGGTGTAAATAGCATCCACCATTTTTGCGATTAAATTGGTTACACCGTCGTTAGAAAGAAAAGCTAAGTTTAAGTCACTTTCGTTGATAGTTTCTGGATATACAACACGCCAGTTAATAGCGTAAAATACTGATTTTACATCTGGAAAGTTTCTCTGAAATTCTCTGGCTTTTGCCGATTCTTCATCATAAATCTGCACATTCACAAGTGAAACAAAAATGTCCTCAATACTTTCACCGTATTCAAGATACCCTTTTTTAAGAATTTCATAAGGATTGTTGAAAGTAGCTGAACGTGCTTTCACCAGTGCAATTCTGTTCACAAGTGCGTTCAGAAACTGATTGCTTAATGATGTTGAACCAAAAATGATTTCACCCACTCGTGGAATATCTGCTTCTTTTTCAACTACTGGTACCGCGTTCTGGTACTCAAGACCGGCGTTCTGTCTGATAACATTTAAAATATCTCTTGTCGTAGCATTTAATGTGCTAACTGCAACTCTTTTTGGCATTATAACACCCCTCTCTTACTCAAATAAATCTTCAAATTTTTTCTTTTCTTTTTCTTCTGGTTCTTCAATTTCATCTTCTTCAACTTCTTCTTTTGAAGTGAAAAACCTGTCACGATATTTTTCACGCCATTTTTTATCGTTTTCTTCATATTTAGTTTTCCAATCTTCACCGCTAGAAAAACTTTCAAACGTGTCGGAAATATCCTCAATAAACTCAATAGCTTCGTCGCTGTCATCTTCGCCAATTCTTTCTCTTACTTTTGCCATAATTTCATCAACGGTTTTGACTGCCATTATATCACCTCTTTCTAACATACAACCATATCGGCATTTTTTTCTTTTTTGTTGGTGTCGGTGGTACTGGTGGAACTGGTGAACCACTGAAAACCTCATACCATTTCAACGCTAATTCTTGCCTTAATTCAGTGTGATTTGTTTCTGGGTTTCTATCTGGTCTTTCATAAGCTACCATAAATAAAACAGCAAGTTTATCGGATGTCCACCCTAGCGTATTTTCTTTAAATTCCTGTGCTGTCACACCTACCATGTCAGCGGTCGCCCCACTAGGTATATAAGGCTTTACAAAAGCATTTGTGGTATACCACTGATTTTCTAGTACAAATAATTCACCATCTAAGCAATTACATTGCACTGTTCCGTCTGTGTACGGCGATAAATTTAATGAATTACATGCTTCAATTAAATCATTTTTTGGTGTCCACTGAAAAATTCCGTACCCTGTTCCGCCATATTCTTCAAGTTGTGGGTTGATACCGCTTTCAGCTTCGGCATTTCCTGCGAGTGCTGATATGGTTTCTAAACTGTAACCTAGATTGCTAAATATCCCATAAAATATATATGCATTATTTAGTGTTTCCGCTTCGGTTAAATGCGCGTTTTTTGAAATCCATTCAGCCATTATCTTATAAACACCCTTGAATTATAAATAGCACACACCCATCCGCTCGGAATTTTAATCCATGTGTTACCGTTTTCATCTCTTGCAATTTCTTTACAAGTTACTTTTGTACCATACATTAACTGCCCTCTTGAATTAGCATGTTTTCTAGCGTTCGGTGTAATCTCATTTACTTTTTTTGTCTTACTTTTTGTTGTCGGACTTATTCTGATATTCAAGTTATCAACAGCAACTGTATAAATTCTTCCAACTTTAAAGTAATTGCAACATATATCATCTTCACAAACTCGTCTTGCACAAACTAAGTCTAATCGTCTGTATAAACTTGAAATAACCACGCCCCTACCTTTATTCTTTTTCGTGTTTTTCGATGAACCTATACTTTCAATCATTAATTCATTTCCGAGATAAATAGCACAATGCGTTATTTTTGTTTGTGATTTTCCGAAGAAAAGCAAGTCGCCTGCTTTTATTGAATCAAGCGAAATAGATTTACCAATCAGTGAAAAACCCTGTGCTGTTTTTCTTGTAGTTTTATAGCCAGAATCTTTCAATGAAATGTACATCAAACCACTACAATCCAGACCGCCCTCTTCCATACTTTCTCCACCCCATACATAAGGTGTACCAACGTATTTTTTTGCGTTGCTGACAAGTGTAACTGCTTTCATTATTTTTCTAACCTCTCAATCAAAGTATTCATTTTTTCAAGTGCTACTGTGTTGTTAGAAATAACTGTGCTTAAATTGTCTACTTCGTCTTTATGCTGTTCATTTAAATTGTCAATACGTTTGTTTGTCTGGTCATACATGTATTTCACAAAATATGCCATCCCACAACAAGCTACAACAGGAAACACATAATTTCCCAACAGGCTTAAAAAATCTGCACCCATAGTTTCACCGACCTTTCATAAGCTAATCTTATAAGATAATAAGTTTTTCTTATAAATGAATTGTAACACATCTGTTGACATTATGCAATAGTTATGCTATTATTTATTAATAAGAATTTCTTATGAAGCAATAAGTTTTACTTATAAAGGGTGATTGCAATGAGTGAAAAAGAATATTATGATGGAACAAAACTTTTGTCATTAAAAGACTTAAATGGAAACACACCAGAAATATATATGTGCACAGGAAATAGAACAGGCGGAAAGACCACATATTTTAATAGATTGTTGTTAAATAGGTTCAAAAAGAGGCGACAAAAGTTTGCACTTATATACAGATATAATTACGAATTAGATGACGTTGCACTCAAATTTTTTAAAGACATTCATACACTGTTTTTTCCTAACGATGAAATCACTAGCAAATCTAGGGCAAAAGGAATATACCATGAACTTTTTTTGAATGATGAAAGTTGCGGATATGCTTTAACTCTAAACAGTGCTGACCAGATTAAAAAAATGAGCCATCTTTTTTCCGATGTAGATAATATGTTCATGGACGAATACCAGAGCGAAACTAATCACTATTGTAACGACGAAGTTAAGAAGTTAATTTCAGTACACACCAGTCTTGCCAGAGGTCAAGGAGAACAGGTAAAATATTTACCACTTTTTATGGCTTCAAATAGCGTTAGTCTTATTAATCCCTATTACAGTGTTTTAGAAATCGGAAATAGACTAAGGAACGATACTAATTTTTTAAGAGGGAATGGTTTTGTACTAGAACAATGCTTCATTGAATCTGCATCCAGAGCACAGCAGGAAAGTGGTTTTAATAAAGCGTTTTCAAAAGATTCATATGTTGAGTATTCAAGTCAGAATGTTTATCTAAATGATAATTATGCTTTTATTGAAACGCCTAAAGGTAAAAATAAATATTTAGCTACACTTATTTATAAAGGTCAAAAATATTCGTTACGTGAATATAGGGATATAGGTATCATCTATTGCGGTAAGAATTATGATGAAAGTTTTCCTTTTAAACTCTCAATAACCACAGCTGACCACAATGTAAATTATGTGATGTTGAAATCAAATGAATTTTTTATTTCAAATATGCGATATTATTTTGAAAAAGGGTGTTTCAGATTTAAAGATTTACAGTGTAAAGAAGCCATCTTAACTGCTTTATCATATTGATATCTTCTTATAATGTTTTTCATGTCACAACTAGGACGCACAGTTGAAATTATACTGCTAGTGTGAATCGCGGTTTTGCGTACCGTCTTGAATAGCTTATAAGATAAAGATATAAAAAGGACGGATTGTAAAAAATCCGCCCTTTATTTTTTAAATAAACACAAATATTTCGCTCAGATACGCAGGATTTTGAACTATAATACATTCCTTGTTCCACGTTATTTCACTTAATTTATTAATTAACTGTGTATAATTTAATGCTCTCGATATCGGTTTACCGTTTTTAATTAAATCAAAAATGTTATCTTTATAGTCAAATTCATACATTTTAATTTTATTTTTAATTTCTTCAATTTTATATTGGTCTTTAGCCGAAAAACAACATCTTCTATCCTCTCGATATAATAAAGAATATAATTTTCTGTTTAAGTCCTCGTAATTTTCAAATACAATATTTAATTCCATTTTTGTTTCACTCATTTTATATAATCTCTCCTTTATTTTATACGGAAACAAATACATATATGTCAACTGCACAACTAGGGTTTTGAATTATAATAGCATCCTTATCTGTTGTTATTGCTTTTAATTCAGCAATTGTCTCTTCATAATTTAACGCCCTTGTAACTGTTCTGCCGTTTCGAATAATGTCAAAATAATTGTTTCTGTAATTATCATCATATAATTTAATTTCTTCGACTGTATAAGGTGGTCTTATATTAAGAGTTACAGTGGATGGTAATAAAGAACTTAATTTTTTCTTAAATCTTCGTTATTATCAAATTCAATTTCTAGTTTCATTTTTATAATTCTCCTCTTCAATATAATTTTCTAAGCACTCATCAGCATACGGACAAAATAAACATGCGTGTAAACACTGTGCGTCAATCCATTTTATTTTTAAAACCTTAAAAAACTGTTTTAATGTTACTTTTTTCATCATTTAATTTCACCTCTATTTCTACTGTGTTACCTATTAATTTTTCAGTAGTATATTTTACTGTTTTACCTGATAACAAATTAGCTATGTCAGTAACTGACATATCAATCAATATTTTCAATTTTATCACCTCATTTCGTAATAAGTTTCTGTTAACAAAACACCGCCCTTTATTCTCTTAGGCAATAATTTTCCTGGGATTTTTATTCCGACTTTAAAATCAGATATATTTCGTTTTGTTTTCAAAAATTCAAGTTTTTCTTTTGTTTTAAAATCAACTTTTGTATCTTCCAACGTGTGCTCTGTCATTGATTGCACAAACAATTCCTTGCATGTGTCTGGCATACCTGCACACTTCACGTTGTAATAAGGGTTTTTTAAAGGCTTCAAATCTTCGAGTGTAACGTGTTCAATATATGTTTTTTGTCGTATGAAAATAGCTTCATCCCATGAACTTTCAAGTTTCCATGCACAGAAATTTGTTGGATGTACCCTAATTCCTTTTATTTCATCTGGTTGCAAATCACAATGAATGCTATCTGTATCTGCATAAATGAAACCTCTTTTATCTATGCCGTAATAATTTTTTTGTGCGGCTCTTATGGTAAAATTCCTTGCATAAGATGTAATAGCCGCTCCACTTGCTATATGACCTGCTTTCTTTTCATGCTCAGTGGAAGTTATAAAGCCAATGTTTCCGTTTTCTTTTAAATATGCTACCTTGAAACTTGAATCGTCATTACTTGCTAATTTTCCATATAGATTATTTAAAAAAAGTTTTGCTTCTGTTCTCATTGCACCTTTACTTGTCTCCTTTATTTTCCTGTATTTGTCGATGTATTCGTCAAACATACCTGTCAGTGCGTAAAACCAACAACCATCTAAGATTTCAAAATCAACTAGGTTATAATGTTCTTTTATCAATTCAAAATCAATCATTGATAAAGTTAAGGTTACACGCGTATCGCATTTTTTACCAGAATATTTTTCGATATATTCAGAATAATATTGCTGTGATTCTTTATCATAATAATCTGATGTTGTCAAAGATTCTGTACTTTTATATAAGAAGGAATCTTTTATCTGAATAAATGGCAAATATCCGTCTTTTAAATAAAATCTTGTTTTTACTCTTACATAATAAAAAGCATCTCTTTTTTGCACTTCTTTTGGAATATAATTGCCAGTCCAGAAAGTCGCATATCCGTATGGATATTTATTTCCAGATTCAGAATGCATCATAGACGGGTAAAGTGAATTTACATCTGCTGTTGTGCCGTTCCTTTTAATCTTATTTTCTTTACCCTTTACAAGATAGCACCAACCACCTCTATATGCTTTACGTATATAGGCATCAGCGTTATCATAGCCATATACACTTTTATCAATTTCTTGTTTTGTTAAGTCTGGAAAAAGAATATTATAATCTGTCTTTGAAACGATTCTTTTGAACTCTGACAAACAGCAACTACCAATCGTTAATTTATCGTGCCCTTCTTCAAAAAGAATTTCAAGTGCTTCTTTTACGACTAAAACGTCATTTGCGATGTATCTTTTTTCCTTATCAGTTATTTCACATCCTGCGAACCTTTTGCCTTTATATTCCATTTCAAGCTTTTTATGCTTCGTTCCGAAAGATTTTCCGATTTGCTTCACTGAAAAAGGAAGAAGCTTTAATGAATCCCTAATTTGAATTATAACGCCATTCACTTTAATAGTAATCGTGTACCATTGACCCATTTTTGAAATTGAATATTTAAAGGTGTTATTTTTCATGTCTTTTTCATCTATCCATTTGTACGATGTTTTTTCATCATTCAAAATTTGATACGCTTGTTTAAATTTGCATTTATTAATAAAATAATCAAGCCAGAAAGAACCGTCAAATTTTAAATTATGGTAAAACACACAAATGTTTTCACGAAAAGATTGCAAATATTGAAAAGTGACATCTATGCTTTTTAAAATTACTACATTTTCTGTATTCATTTCAACTATGGCAGATGCCCATACTTCAGTTGAGGCTTGGGTGTGAATATCTTCATCAACAGTTGTTTCAAAATCACCGACAAAATATCTATATCTTCTTTCACGCATTAATATTCAACAAAACTTTCATAATAATTGTTTAACTCTTCAATCATTTCAGCTTCTTCAAATGATAACGCCGACCCCTTTAATATTTCAGCTAGTTCATTAAATGAAGCAATAATTTCAGATTCATTACTGTCATGCATTATAACATCTAATAAATGCTTGATTCTATCCTTATTATCATATAAATAATCTGAATACTTTTCAAACGTGTTGTATTGTGACGCTATATCGGCACGATCATTAATCAATGAAATCAAAAAATTTTTATGCGGTGTGAAATCAAGAAAAACTTGATATGAAATGTAACGCCCATTAGGTAATTCATTTATCATTGAAATAATTTCATTGATAAAGTCAAAAGTAGGTGTTTTTTCCTTTTCTCTTTTTTCCTGTTCTGCTTTTCTTTTTCTAGTCTCAGCGGCTTTTTTCGCTGACGCTGAACGCTCTTTTTTTCGTGCTTCTAATCCAGACAACTCACGGAAATCTGAAAATAACCCTCGATACGTGGCAGAAGCATATAACTTTTCTGGTGTTATTTTTTTCAGTCTTTCGACTGATTCTTTTCTAATACGCTTCGGCGGCTGTGGTTCTTTGAAGTTAAAAGAATAACCTCTTTTCTCTGCTCGCTTTATGAAGCGTTTTATTCTTTTTATTTCCTTTTTATATTGTTCGTTGTATGTCATTTTTCCTATACCTCATAAAAGAAGCGAAGCGGTTGTTTTCCGCTCCGCTTTCGCACCACATCTTTTATACTACATTAAACTATTTACGTCAAGTACGCAATTGATAAAATCACGTCCTGCTTTTGTTTCACCAGATTTCTTAATGATAGAAAATCTTTCGCCGTCCATTAAATTGAAAATTTCAAGGAATGACCGCTTGAATGTCGCTGACTGACAAGCGTATACCTGCTTAGTTGGTGTGATGATAGAAAGAATATCGGTTTCTTCACCGTTCTGACTTTTATCCTTGAATAAGATATATCCATCGACAGGGATTGACGTATCGTCATCCACGTTTTTCAGTGATACAACATCTGGTGAAGATGTCATCAAATAAATTTCTATCTTAGTAAACTCTCTTGAATTTTCATAAATCTGCATTGTTTTCTACTTCCTTTCTAATTCTCTTCTTTTTTCTGTTTTACGATTTCGTGAGCGTACTGAATAAATAAGCTTTCTGGCATACCCATTAAGCACTCTTTTTCTTCGTAGTCTACGACTTCCACGCATTTCAGCATATCGGTATCGTAAATTTCTTTTGCTTTGCTCAGCATGCCACTTTTCTCTTTATAGGTGCGTGGGAGTGTTACGTCAATGTTTTTAACCTCTCCGATTGTTGTGTCAACGCACATCAAGACGCAATGTGTTGATTTGATAGTTCTAGTTACCATGTTTTCTTTTCTCACTGTTTTTACCTGCTTTCTTTTTATTTTTTGCCTTATGGCGATTTCTGCCAAGGGATTCGAACCCTTACAACCCAACTTCACGACAGAAACTATATTTTCAAGGAAAGGAAAAAGACAAGTACCTTTTGTTTGGTACAATATTATAATAGCACATAAATTTATAATTGTCTATTCCTTTATTCTAATAAGGTTATAAACGTTACTTATATACTTATTAGTGGTAACTAACTCACTATATTCTAATCAAGTAAGTTAATGATGGCTGACCTATCCGAATCTGGTATTCTAATAAATTCGTCAAGATAGCACTTTCTATTGTATCGGTAAAAATAAGGTTTACCGTTACTATCAACGTGAGTTTTTACTCGTCGCGGACTAATTGGCTCGCAAAAAACATCCAAATCCGCAACAATAAATTCACATTTTCCAATGTCGTATTCATCTGGTTGATACAACACGATAGCCGATAACGGTGAGAGCGATAAACAGGCAATCGGAACCGCAAGGCTATATCTTTCTCTCATTGGTGTTTTTTCTGTTATTTTTTTCATTTTTCATGCTCCTTTCTTTATAGCTCAAAACTCTCCCATGGTGACAATATTCTGTCGTATACAACTTCATAATCGTTATATGATGCTGTATTTTCACCGATAAAATACTGCAAAGCTGACCATGCACAGTTTTCCAGTGAAATTATGTTAGATGAACGGACATATCCAGAAATAACCCACACATCGTTATCTTCTGGTGCGATAACCGCTCTATATGATGCGGTTTTGATATCACGTTTATCGCCTCTTTCTAAAATTTCTACGCTTTGAATTTTGTAACTTTTCATTTTTTTCCTCTTTTCTTTTTTATTCACCTTGCGGTAATCCTGTCTAGGGATTCGAACCCATACAACCCAACTTCGTGACAGGTAATCAATTAATTGGCATATTTCGCAGAAGCAAGCCAGAATCCTTGCATCATGTTATACATTGCATTATAACATTCCTGCTTTGTGCCAACGGCGTATATTGTGCCATTGTTAGCGTTTACAACGTGCGAATAACCGTTATAACGCCTAATTTCGATTTTTTGCCCTGTTAATTCAGTTAAATAATCCGCTCTTTCTTTTAAATATTCTGTTGTCATCTTTTTTCCTCTTTTCTTTTTTATTCACCTTGCGGTAATCCTGTCTAGGGATTCGAACCCATACAGTCCAGTTACGCGACAGGTAATCGCTTATTTATAAATAGCGTTATTGGTGATTTCGCTAAACCAATCTTCAATGTCAGTGTACTCCTTACTATATGACAATTTGGTATAATCTATAGCAATTTCTTGTATTAATGTTTTATAAGAAATTGCTTTATTATAGCAATATTCATAC